TTACAGGACTTATGGCGAACATGGCAAAGATTAATATACTTGGAACTATTGCTATGGAAGATGCAGTGTTTACAGAAACAAACATTGTTGGAGAAATAGAATCAGGTAAGTATAGAAAAGGTAGAGGTGCTGTAAACTATTTCACACCTGGCTCATCTGTATCAAAACCTGTTAACAATTTGCCATATCAATTATTTCAACAAGTAGATAGATTAGAAAGACATCTCAGACTTGGTGCAGCTTACCCAGTATCTGATGATGGACAATCACCTAACTCATTTGTTACTGGTAGAGGATTAGAAGAATTAGGTCAGTCAGCATCTCTTCATGTAAGAGAATATCAGACTGTACTTAAAGAAGCCATTGAGCAACTTGACTCAAAGCGTCTGGAATATGACGAAGCATTGTTTAGTACAAAGCGTAAACCAATAGCAGGTATGCACAATGGCACAGCTTTTAAAGAAACATACATACCTGGTAGTGATATATCAGAAATGTATGAAACAAGAAGAGTGTATGGAGTAATGGCAGGATTTGATGAGCCACAAAAAATAATTACAGGGTTGCAATTAAAACAACAGGGCATTATTGATACACAGACATTACAAGAAAACATGGATGGATTAGATAACATTACGAAAATACAACAAAGAATACACGCTGAAAAAGCAGAAACTGTATTGTTTGAATCTCTTATGGCACAAGCTGCACAAGGTGATAACAAGGCTACAATGGCAGCAATAGAAATAAGAAAGAATCCATCACAAATGGCAGAGATACTAGATAAATTTTATACAGCACAAGGTGAAGAACCAAGTCCTGAAGAACTTGCATTGTTACAACAACAAGGAGTTCCTCAACCACAAGGTATGGGTCTAGGTCAATCACCAGTTGGTATAGAACAAGTATTAGGAGCTTTGGGACAACAACCACAACCAGAAGGAGCATAATGGAAGAAAGTATTGTTAATCAAAAATTTTATGACATTATCAATGGTGAAGATTGGGATGAGGTAGAGCTAGAAGATACAGTTATATTTACTGACCTTGTTGGCAAAGAAGATGTACCTATAAATCACTTTATTGTCCCTACACCAATACCAGGTGTTTATATAAATATTAAATTAGGATTTAATGTAGATGGAGGAGATGATTTTGCCTAGAGGTAGAAAACCAAGTGCATTGACACAAGAAACTGACATGACAGGCAGTGGAGCTTATGCAGATATTGTTGCCCCTACAAGAATGGAAGGCGACCCAACAGGACAGACTGCTGCTATACAAGCTCAAATAGATTCAGCACCTCCAGTTGACAAAGAAGCTGCTTTAACAAGTGGACCTCCTAATGTTGGTAGAATCCCACAACCTATAAATTTATCTGCACCTACAAATAAACAATTTGAACCAAACACAGCAGGTATACCTGTAGGTCCTGGTAGTAATGGACCAAGAGTTATACCTACAAACACATTACAAAACTTTTTAATAACAGCTAAAAACTTAACTAATGACCCTATATTTGACGAACTACTAGCCGAAGATATTGTGCCACAACCACAATTAGGGAAAGACCCAGAAGATTATTTTGGTATTTAATGGCAGACTACAGACAAATATTATTTGGTCCTCCAGAGTTAGAGTCATATCTAGCTGATAACACAAAAGCAAATTTAAACGAATTAGATTTTTTTAAAAATACAGTTACACCTGAAATAGCACAAAATGCTGCAAACATATCAAGAGCGTACCCAAACATGGATGCAAAACTTGTTATGTATGGAGCTATGCTTGGTGTACAACACGATTCAGATTTAGCTTTACAGTTAGCTGAAAGACAAAACAATGTTGTTATTAAACAAAATCAACAAGCGATTAATAAAGTATCAAAAGGTAAAAGAGCATCACAACTAGGTTTATTAATGTTAGACCTTGGCTTTCAACCATTATCAAGAAACTTCAAATCTTCTATTGTTGCTGCAGATGAAACAGGAACTAACAAATTTCAAGCAGTTGCTGCTAACACATTTATTGGTGGATTAACAGGTGCTGCTAGTTTCATTCCAGGAGTAGATGGAGATAAAGCAGCAGACAGAGTAAGAAGAGCTTTAGTAGGAGATAAGTTTGCTGATGTATATAAAGAAAGCAAAGATGCTTATGGTCCTACAGAGTTTAACTTAGCTTATGATGAAATAAAAGCAGGTAGACCTCTTAACTTAGGAAAAGGATATTTTCCCTCCTCAACACCAATAGAAGAAACACAGGGATACAAAGATTTAAAAAGGTCTGGTCTTGCAGACAGAGATGCCTACGCAGAAGCAGAAGAAATTTATGGTGTACCCATAACAGAACGCTTTGAGCAAAAAGAAAATCAATTTAAAACAGAAACAAGAAAAGCAGGAAAAGTAAACATATCACCAGGTAGAGTAGTTGCAGGTCAATTCTTTACTAAAGATGATTTAGGATACGCTATTGGTTCTGCTGCTTTAGATGGTGCTTTTAGGGTATTTGGTGACCCAACCAATGCTGCTCTAGGTTATTTATCTGGTGCGAAGTTAGGACTAAGAAGTTTAGTTGATGATGGTATGCAACAAGCATTTAAAACTATAAAGGTTGGAGATGATATAAAAAACATTCCACTAATAAATCAATTTGTTAAAACAATCAAGGGTGGAACTATGCAACTATCAGATGGTACATCAAAAGTAATTTCACCAAAAGAAGCTAGAAAATTAATGTTTGGTCGTACAGCAACACAAGTACTGAATACTAAAAGAGGAGATAAACTTCTTGATGCTTTTGTTGCCAATACTGATTTAGCTACATTGATGGATATGCCAGGATTAAACAAAGCACCTGTAGAGTTACTTAGGTTGCTTACTGTCATTGACGATAAAAACTTTATGAAAACAGTTTTAACATCATTAATGCAAAATGGTAATTTAGCAGGTGTTGATGACGCTATGAAGTTGCGTTATGGTCTTAATGATGATGTTGTAAGAGCTATATCAGAAGGTAATCAATTAAAATTACCTATACAACCAAATCTATTGGGAGAAGGTTCTAACCTTATAGCTAAAAAATTATTAGGTAAAGATACTGATGTTGGTGGAGCTAGAAAACTTATGGAACAAGCTAACAAAGTTGCAGCAGTTTTTAATCCAACAGCAGCAGACAATTTGTTTACAGGAATAATTGGAGTAGGTGGAGATTTACGCTCATCTATTCCAAGAAGAATGAGTAGATACTTTGACTTAGCACCAGGTAAACAACTATCAGGTAAAAATATTGGAGAAAGTGCTAGAAACTTAGATGGCATTATGAAATCTGCAAGATTTACTAATGATGCAAGAAATAAATATATGGAACAAATCCTAGATACTGATAATCCACAAGATATGTTAGAAACAGTAAAAGAAGTCTATAAAGATATTGGTGAAAAAATTGTAGAAAGAAATCCAGACTTAGCAGATTTTAAAGATGAAATAAAAGAATCTATGGAATTTTTAGCTAATGAGTCAGATTTAAAAAGATACATGACTACAGAAGAGAGTGGAAAACAATTAGCGTATCCAGGAGTTAAGTTTAAAGTAAGAACAAAAACTAAAACAAAAACTGGTAAAGATGAAACAGTATTTGAAGCTGTACCAACTGCACAAATGATTTCAGAGTATGTTGATAATTACATAACATTGATTGATTATGCAGAACTAGAAAGATTTTTTCCTTTATGGAGAAATGTTATAGGCACTAAAAAATCTAATCTTAGAAATTTTATTGATGAACCTACTGAAAAGGTTACTAATAGATTAATCAAAAGACTTGGTGGTAGAAAACTTAAAACTGACCCAAGAACTAAAAGAGCTACACCTGGTGGACAAACAACATTAGGAGCTATGTATGAAGATTATCTATTACAAAAAGTTCTTAAACCTGTATGGATGCTTAGACCTGCACTGATAGCAAGAGTTATACCAGAAGAAATGTTGCGTATTATATTCAGTGGTTCTCGTGTAGGACTTAATCATCCGCTTTCTTACTATGCAGTAAAAATGACTAAAGGAACAACACTAGAAATGCAGAATGCTTATGGTGATGTGCTATGGGGAACAAGAATTAAAAAAAGAGAAATGCCTATGATGGAGGAAATTCTTGGTCCAGAGTTTGTAAAAGCTGCACAAATGGAATACCCACAAGTAGAACGATTACTTAAACACATGAAGATAGGTGTTAACGAATATGGTATGGCATCTGATGATTATGTTTCATGGGTTTTAAATGGTAATGATGGTAGAGATTTTATATTTAGAGAGTTAGATATCGAACCTGTAAAATCACTTAAAATATACAAAGGTGCAATAAAAGAAAAAGCAAATGATGGTAGGTCTATTGGTAAAGTAATATCAGACAATCCTGATGGAGGTTCTATAAACCTTCAAACAGGAGAGGTCAACCCTGCACAGTTTGGCGCTGTAAGTCCATATAAAAATCTAGGAGATTCATTTAATGTAGAAGAAATGGCAGTAACTTTAGATAAACCTATTGGGACACCTGTAGAGGAACTTATAGAACCATTGTTAATTAATTACTTAGTAGAAGATGCACAAGCACCACTAAGACAAAAGTATTTAAGAAAAGAAAATCATGTATTAGGTTGGTGGTTAGACAAAACAGATAACAGAGTTTACATAGATGTATCAGTTACAATACCACCACTTAAAGATACCTCTACTAAGTCTATAGAAAAAGCTCTTGTTGGTTTAGCAACATTAGGAATCAAAGGTAAACAACTCAGTGCTTTTATACCAGACGAAACAAGAAATGCTGTTTGGCTAAAAAACTTCTTAGATTCTACAGAATTGTCAAGATGGAACAAAGCTATAGACACAGGTGATAATCTTATGTGGTTTGTTAACAAAGAATCACCTAATAAAGAATTATTAAGAGATGCTGCTACTAATGACATTGTTGTTAGAAAACAAATTATGGAAGCATTATTTGATACAAACTTTGATGTAGCAAAAGTTATAAAAAGAACAAAACGAGGTGTAGCTAATGTAGCTCCTGATGGTAGTTGGCTACCTTTACAAGAAGATTACTTACAAGCTATGTCAAGAAAGGCTTTGTCACAATTCTTTGAACCAGTTAACAACACAGCATTGGATGGTGCTTTTGTTAGTTACGACAAAATTGTTAATGGAGCTATAGACCAAGATTATATAAGAAATTGGATACATCAAACAATACTCTTAGCTAAAAACCCTATTACACAAAGATTATTAAATGATGGCATAGACAGCACAATAGAGTGGTTGCTTAAATCCTATGATGGTAAACAAGTAATGACTAAGTTAGTCAAAGAAGCTGATTTACGAGGTAGACAAGCTAAAGAAGAACTAGCTAACCCTGTAGCTTTGCGTAATAACTTAGAGGCACTTGGTTATAGAATATCAAGACATATCGGTGGTGAATACAAAATCAAAGACCCATTGACTGGAACAATGCGTACAGAAGATTGGGCTACAGAAATAAGGTTTAGAGATGGTGTTAAGGTTTATCCATTGTACGAATATGGCGTAGATAGTGCATCATCCTCTGCATTAAACTTTCTTAAAAATGGTGGATTTGCAGATGGTACTGATTGGTTAGAGAGTTGGATATTAGCTACACAAGGTTCTGGTATTAAAAGTATTAAAGGACAGACATCAAAATTCTATAACGATATATGGAAGATATTTAAAAAAGATGTCAATATATTTCCAGACAGAATTAATGGTGCATTTAATAGTTTAAATAACAAATTTGATGCAGATAGACTAGGTGCAAAATATGATGATATATTAGAAAAACTATACAATGTATTTTTAACTGGACCATCTGATATTGCTAATCGTGACCCATTGTACAGGTGGAGTATTTATGAACATGGCATGGAAGCTATACCAACTATGACAGAAGATTTAGCTATGGATTTTCTGAAAGGTGCTGAACAATCACTACGAGGTAGTAAGTTTGGAGAAAATATATTACAAGAAATTGTTGATAAAATAGTCGCACAAAGAGAAGTTGGTTTCCTTGATGAGATACAAGATATGGATGTATTAATGAATATACTAGGTAAAAAAGCAGGAACAACTGTTATTGATTTACTATATAGTACTAAATCAAGACATCAGTTCTCTGATGCTTTATCTTCTTATATTCCATTTCCAGAAATAGGTGCAGAGGTTTATAAGACTTGGGGAACTTTAATGGGTCAAGGTCCACAAAAATTTAATAGGTCAAGAATTGCTTTTGACGCAGGTGATGAAAATAAACCTTGGGATGCAGAGATGGGCTTTTTCTTTAAAGACCCAGTAACTGGTAAGCGTATGTTTACTTACCCTGACCCATTTAATGTAATACAAAAGAATTTCTTTGGAGAAGATTTAAGACAACAAGGTGTAAGAGTAAGACCTGCAGGATTTTTGTCTGCACTTAACTTAGTTACAGCTAATGGTTTCCTACCTGGTGTTGGTTCAAGGGAAGTTTGGGCATTAGAGTTCCTAGACAACATAGGTAATGGTTTACCTAAAGTACTGGAAGAAACTATATTAGGTGATTACAGAATGAACCCATCTACTTCTGAACTTGTTTTCGAATTTATACCATCTGCTATACAAAAACTAATGACTGCTGAATACTTTACTAATAATTCAGATGAAA